TTTTTGATTTAATAATTAATAATAAACAAATATAGTTATTTATAATAAACTACCAAACATTTTTCTAATTATTTTTTATATATCTTTGTTTTTATGAAGCAGCCACGTGTTTTAATTCAAACGGAAGAAGATCAGGAATACAGAAACTTCGATTTTGTTATCTCTGATGTCAATGGTTGTTATGTGATTGACAGCGAAACAATGTGTTTGGTTTTAAATGGAACTGACTTTATATTGGAATTCAATGGAGAGCTTTACGATGAAATTAAAAAGAATATAGCTATTAGAAACTTAATGGATAAGAACTAAATGCTTGAAGAATTAGCAAAGCGAGATAAAGATTGGCGAAAGATGGCATTTCACATTTGTAAATGTCATGATACCGCTGACGATATTGTCCAGGACATGTATCTTAAATTTGCTAACTACGATAAAAAGGTGAATGATTTTTATATTTACTTTGCCATTAAATCAATTTGGCTTGACAGATTAAAAGACAAAAAAACAAAAACAGTTGAACTAATTGATAATTTTAATATCTTCGCTGATACTTACGATTTTGAATTAGACGAAATTAAAGAAATAACATTAAAAAAAGTAAAACAATTACCTTTTTTTGAACGTGAGCTTTTAATAGTAACAACCCAAGAGATGAGCCAACGAGAACTATCTCGACAAACCGGCATAAATTTATTGGTAATTCAGAAAACGGTTAAAAAAACAAAACAGGAAATATGGGACGACGTAAAAAAATTACAGGAGCGGGAGATATAATTGCATCCATAACTGAGGCCATTGGAATTGAAGAATGTGATGACTGCACTAAAAGAAAAGAAAAGCTAAACAGACTATTCCCGATTGGCGCATTGGAATTAGAAGATGACGAGAGAGAATATTTAACCACATTATTCGCATCCAATCCAACTGAACTAAATAAAGAAATGCAACATAAAATCTCAAGCATTTATTTTAGATGCTACCGAGTGAAGCCATTTGATCCATGCACTAATTGTTCGGGAGTTTGGAAGTCATTTATTAATAAACTAAAGAAGTTGTTATAAAGAAATTAACTAATTAATTTATATTAATTATGGATAATAGAGCAAATAATGGCGGACATAGTACAGCAGGGAAAGCCGGAAGGCCATCACAAAGAGATGAATTAAAAGCGATTGATTTAGCAAGTCCACACATTGAAAGTGCGTTTAGAACTATTGCAGAAATAATGATTAATCCTGATGAAAATTCAAAAGATAGAATAACAGCAGCAAAAATTCTAATTGAATATGGATGCGGTAAACCAAAAGAAACTGTTGACCAAAATGTAAATATTAATAACTTTGATTTAAAAGATATTATTAAATTTAAAGAGTGATCACTCTCAATAATAAATACAAACCATTATTTGAGAATGATACTCGTTACTTTATTGTAACAGGAGGTCGAGGTTCAAGTAAATCTTTTGGCGTAGGGACATTTACCAACCTCTTATCATTTGAGCATGGACATAAAATATTATTTACTCGTCAGACAATGACAAGTGCGCATCTTTCAATTATACCGGAGTTCCAAGAAAAGATCGATTTGATGCAGCTCAATGAATTATTTGAGGTAACTAAATCTGAAATAAAGAATAAGCAATCCAATAGCGAAATTATATTTAAAGGGATAAGAACTTCAAGCGGGGATCAAACTGCAAACCTTAAATCGCTCCAGGGAGTTACGACATGGGTACTTGATGAAGCGGAAGAACTAACTGACGAAAGCACCTTTGACAAAATCAATTTATCTATCCGGCAAAAGGGCAAACAGAACAGGGTCATTCTAATTCTTAACCCAAGCACGAAAGAACATTGGATTTATAAAAAGTTTTTTGAAGAGCGTGGAGTTCAAGAAGGATTCAATGGAGTTAAAGACGATGTAACTTATATACATACCACATACGAGGATAACCTCGATAACCTTGACCAATCTTTTATAAATGAAATACTGCGCATAAAAGAAATCAATCCACAAAAGTACAAACACCAAATACTCGGTGGATGGCTTAACAAAGCGGAAGGAGTTGTTTTCAATAATTGGCGAATTGATAACTTTGAAGAAGTAGGAACTGTAATATTTGGACAGGATTTCGGGTTTTCCGTAGATCCAACTTCTTTAATAAAAGTATCAATCGACAAATCTAAAAAGCGCATTTATGCAAAGGAATATCTTTATAAGACATCGTTAACCACAAGCGATATTTATAATGAAAATTTACGATACTGTAATCGGTCTTTAATTGTAGCTGATAGCGCAGAGCCAAGACTTATTCAAGAATTAAAGAGCAGAGGTTTAAATATAAAAGGAATTAAAAAGCCAACTATAATTGAGCGGATTGCCTTGGTACAAGATTACGAATTGATAATTGACAGCGAAAGCTCCAACTTAATTAAAGAGTTGAATAATTACGTTTGGCACGATAAGAAAAGCCAAACACCTATTGACGATTACAATCACTTACTCGATGCGCTTGGTTATGCTGTTTGGGATTTAATCGGTAGCTCTCGCAAATCAATTTCTGATTTTAGATAAAATCAAAACGCTTTTTTGTCGTTATATTGGTATGAAGATAAACATACCAACAAGATTACTTGATATTACACTAAATCAATTTGTCGAGTTTCAAAACTCGGAGCAGACTAATCAGGATTTAGTATCAATCTTTTGCGAGATTGAAAACACAAACCTATTGCAGTTAAAAGACTTTCAAGAGATAACTGAAATAGTTAATAAGACTTTAAGCATTGATCCTAATTTTCATCGCAGATTTGTTTACAAAGGTGTTCATTATGGATTCATTCCAAAGTTAGATAACCTTTCAACTGCTGAATATATCGATTTGGAAATGTATATGGCCAAGCCTGAAACGTTTTACAAAGCGATGTCAATATTATATCGCCCTGTTGTAAAGTTTAAGCGTAATTGGTTTAAAAGAACAGAGCCATTTTATGATATTGCTCCTTATACCGGCACTCATGAATTATTTAAAGATGCTCCAAGTGAGTATTATTTTGGGGCGTGTGCTTTTTTTTTCGCTTTACTGAAAGACTTAGGAAATTACACAGTGGATTATTCGATGTCTATTTTGAAAAAGAGCAAACAAGGGAGAGCCTATTTAACGCAAAGTGGGGTTGGTACGTTAGCATTCGAGCTTTAGCAGAATTAAACCACAAAGAAGAAGAAGAGGTATTGGAATATCCAATTACAAAAACGTTAAGGATATTGGAATTTGAAAAAGAAAAGGCAGAGTGTGCAACTGAAATGATTAAAAAGCAAAACAAATGAGAGGATTTTATTTAACGATTGAACTACTAAAAGAGTTACTGCAAGAGGATGTAAATGTGCATACTATTGTACATGGGTTAAAGTCCGGAATGGATATAAATAAAAAAAATATATTCCCTTTAGCGCATTTGCAAGTTACATCTTCAACTGCTGACAATCAATTTATATCTTTTACGTTTGAGGTTGCTGTAGTGGATTTGAGAAATATAAGTAAAAAAATAGTAACTGATAAATGGTTACAAAATGATAACGAGTTGGATAATCTTAACACCTGCCATGCTGTTTTAAATAGATTGGTTACAAAGTTAAGACTTCAAAATAATGCTGATAAAATAGAATTAAATAACATCCCTACATTAACGCCTATCATATTTGAAGATATGAATTTGTTGGATGGGTGGCGTACTGAATTGGAACTGATAATTCCTAATAACGAGATTAATGTCTGTACCTAAAAAGCAAACCGAAATAGCATTGAAGCAATTTATTAATGAGGTTGTTTCAAAAGCACGTACAAATTTAGCACGTAAGGGTAAAAACGCAACAGGTAATTTATCGAAGTCAATTAGTGGCAATTTTAAAGTAAGTCCTAATAGTTTTGAGATTTCATTTTCGATGGAAGATTATGGAACGTTTCAGGACTTGGGGGTTAAGGGTGCAAGGTCAAGCAAAAAAGCGCCAAACAGTCCGTATAAATTTGGAACAGGAACAGCACCGAAAGGAATGTTTAAAACCGCTATTAATGCATGGGTAATTAGAAAAGGAATTGCACCGAGAGCAAATGGCAAGTTTGCAAGTAGATCACAAATGTTATTCAATATTAGAAGGTCAATTTTTAACACAGGATTAAGGCCGAGTTTGTTTTTTACTGATGCCTTTGAAGTTGGATTTAAAGGATTAGACAATACAATATTAGAGGCATACGGATTAGATGTTGAAACGTTTTTAAAATATAGTTTAGAAGATAATGGGAAAAAGGCTTAATATAATTTTAGATACCAACCCTACAAATGGAGTAAGTTTTTTATTTTCCGTTAATGTGGTTAGCGAATATCAAACCAATTATTTTAGCGGAGTTTTTAAAACCACTCCGGTAAATACAGACGATATATTAATTGGAGTTGATGCTAACGCTTCAGCAACAAATTTACTTACATATTTACAAGCATTTGCAGTTCCCGATTATATTACTTTTACAAGAACTGCTAATATAGTCCATTGTGATGTTGAGCCTGACAATTCAAGTGAAGGCAATATCAATATAAGTTACAGCGGAACTGCCGGTATTACTTATGAAATAATTAACACCAATGTTGAGTTAGAATTAACTTATGCTTTAGTAAGAAGCACTTATTCTTTACGCATAACTCCAAACGTTTTATTTGATACGGTAACAATGGAGTTCTTTGCTTATAGTCCGGATGTAAATACATTGCCAACATTACCTAACTATCAACTATCAAAACAAGTTGTTCAGTTAGGCCAAAGCACAATATCTTTTGACATTAATCATTTGATAAAAGAGAATACAAATCCTGGCATTGATAATTATCTTTTGGCAGGAGTTCAACCAACGCAACCCGATGCAACATGTTGGGTAAAATATAACGCTTTGTGTTTTGATTATAACGATCAAGTTTTTCAAGTTGAAGGAACGCTTTTAGCGATGTATGGTTATGGCTATTTTAATGAGGGTTTCAATCCACAATTATCAAGCAAGGTTTTAATATCAAATAACAATCAAAGACATTTTAGAGATAATGATAACAGGTTGTATTTTATAACTGATGGATTAACATCTTTGGAAGTAAATGGAACTCCAATAACTATAACTGCAAATTTAGATTTGAATACAGAGTACATTCAAAGCATAAATTTAAAAGATTACGACACAGGCGATGTTATAACTTGTGAGTTTGTTTATGAGGATGAAACTCGCACAATTACTTACTATGTTTTAGAGGGTTGCAAATATCCGGTTATCAACTGCGTATTTATAAATAAGTTCGGATTTCCACAATCGTTTTTTCTTACGTTGGTAAACAAAATAACAGATGAAGTTGATGGTGAAGATTACAGAGGGTTGACTTCTAACTTTGGGATTTACAATACAACGGATCACCAATACAGCACGTTTAATTTAAACGGAAGAAGCGGAATTGTTTGTAATACTGATTACTTGAATGAAGTAGAAAACGAGAACGTAAAACAAATGCTATTGTCAGAGAAGAAATGGTTTATTGAAGATGGCGAGATACTTCCGGTTAATTTAGAAAGCAAATCCGTAGCGTATAAAACGCAATTAAATGACAAGTTGATACAATATTCTTTCAACTTTAAATATTCATTTGACATTATAAATAACGTACAATAATGATAGGAACTAACCTATACATATTAGATATAAACAACCCTGATAATTTTATAAAGGTTGATTTGTTTAAGGATGAAAACTTTGAGTTAAATTCAAGCGTTCAAAACATAAACGATATTTCAAAAACCTTTAGCGATTTTTCGCAGTCGTTTACAGTTCCAGCAAGTGATACCAATAATAGAATATTTCAACACTATTATAATTCTGATGTCGATGGAAGTTTTAACCCTAACATTCGTGTAAGCTCGTTGATTGAGATTGGCAGTTTGCCATTTAGATATGGACTGATTCAGTTGGAAGATGTAAAGTTAAAAAACGCTCAACCTACAAGTTATACAATTCGTTTCTTTTCAAAAGTAGTAAACCTATCTGATAGTTTTGGAGATGATGAGTTAACAGCTTTAGACTTGTCAGAGTTTGACCATGATTTTACGAGAAGTATTGTTTTTGATGCAACGCAAGATGAAAGTATAAATAATGGCGATATTTATTATCCATTAATTTCAAGCATAAGAAACTTTCAAATCGGAACAGGAAATACTGATGATATTACAAACGTTTTAGGAGAGATAAAATACACTGATTTAAAACCTGCTTTAAGAGTAATTCGAATAATAGAAGCTATTGAAAATAAATATAATATTTCATTTGATAGGGAGTTTTTAAATCGTGCTGCTTTTGGTAATTTGTTTATGTGGTTGCATTCTTATTCAGGTCAAATAAAAGTTCTTTCAACAGCATTAAGTATAGATTATACAACTTTGACAACATCAGTTGCTGGATGGAGTGTTCCAAGTCCGGAGATAAATATTACTACTAATTCGGTTGCCATAGATTGGGATACTAATTTTAGTGCTTTTAATATAAGACCAAATTATAAAAGAGCAAAAGTATTTGTTAAAATAATTACAACATCTACTTATCCTTATATTTTAGAAGTTTTCGATAATGGTGTTTTATACGCTACCTATGATAATTTATTTCAAACTACAAATACTCAAATTTACAATAAAAGAGAAGATGGAGATGCATCAAATCATTTGTTCACTTTTAAAGTTTCAAGTATAGGCGGTAATTTAACTTTTACATCTGAATTAAGATATGAAGGTTGGATATATTATTATCCTTTAGATTATCCCCCTGATTCGATTACAAAAAGAATTTTAACTGCAACTTCAGCAAGTCAAACAACAGCTAATTCAATTTTAAAAATATCTGAACAAATACCAAAATTAAAGGTTAGAGATTTTATTACTTCAATTATAAAAATGTTCAATTTGGTTTTAACACCAATTTCGAATAATAAATTTTCTTTTATTCCTTTGGATGATTGGTATAGTAAGGGTAAATTAGTTGATATTACCAAATACATAGACACGAAAGATATTACAATAAAAAAACCAAAGCTATTTAAACGAATAGACTTTAAGCATCAAAAATCAGGGCAAATATTGAATGAGCGATTTAGAGAAAACAATGGCCTTGATTTAGGTTATGGTGATTTGGCTACGACATACGATATTGATGGTGGAGAATTGAAAGTTGAAACGCAGTTCGATAACTTAATGTTTGAGCGATTAACAGATAGATCAACAGACGATATTACTAACGTTCAAGTTGGAAAGTCTATTGATAAAACTTTGCAACCTTATATCGGAAAGCCTTATTTATTTTATCGTGCCGGATATCAGTTTTATGACTTGCCAATTAAGGCTGATAGCAATCCCGATTTAGATTATACTTGGTTTACATCGACTGAAAATGATAGCATTTTTGAGCAAGTTACTCAATCGGTAAACTTTTCTGCTGATGTAAGTACGTTTTTGTACTCTGAAATAACAAATAATCTATTCAGCAACTATTGGCAGGACTATATTTCGGACTTATATTCAACAAAAAGACGATTAGGCAACTACCGAGCGCATTTACCAATAGGCAAAATGATTGATATTAACCTAAATGATAGGATACAAATAAGCGATAAGGCTTATGTTATCAACTCAATGAAGTCTAATCTCACCACAGGAGAGGTAAATTATGAACTTTTAAACTATATCGGTGCGCCTTTTAAGAGTATAAATTCAATTATACCGATTACAGTTGATACTATTGAATACTCTGTTGATACAACTGACATAAGTGCGGATGCTACTTACTACTATTTGCCACAATATTCGCCATTTGAAAATGAAATTCAGTACACAGAGCTAACTGCCACAAGTGGAGCGCAAGATTATGATTTAAAAATACTTGCCAATAGTCCTTATGTAGTTACTAAAGTAGATACAGGTGATGGTGTTGGGTGGGTTGATTTAGAAAATACTTTTGGAAATACAACTGCTTATCTTTTAATCAAAGTTTCAGAGTATACAGCTGCAATAACAAACCCAGTTTTAGAAAGAAGCATGGAATTAGAAGTAGTTATAGGATTAGACACTTTTACATTAACAATAACACAAACACAATGATAGGGAATTTAGTTGAATTATTAAACACAATGGATTTTTATAACGGAAGCGATAATATAGAATTTGCAAAAGGTGCTTATCGTTGTCCAAGAACTTTTAAAGAAACGATTAAACAATATAAGAGATGGCTATTAAGAAAACGATAGAAATAGATGTTGATGTAGTACGTGCGAATGGCGGGTTAGAAAACTTCACGCAAAATTTTAAGAAAAGCGAAGAAGCGGCCAAATCTTTAAATAAAAATTTAGATAATACAACTGATGTTGTAAAAGATGTTGGTAAAAGCACTAAAGAAGTTGAGAAAAACACAAAGACTTTAGCTGATGGTTTTAAAGGTGTAGGATTAGCAATTAAAGCTATGGGTATTGGTCTTGTGATTAGTGCTATGGGTACTTTAAAAGAAGTATTTATGAGCAATCAAAAGGTTGCTGATACTATGGCAACTGCTATGGGAACTGTTGTGAATGTATTTACTAAAGTTGTTGATGTAATTGTTTCAGTAGTTGAAAAGGTAAATAATTCAAGTAATGGATTTAAAGGATTAACAAATACTATAAGTGGTTTAATTACAATAAGTTTAGTACCTTTAAAATTAGGTTTCTATGCAATATCTTTAGCTATTGATGAAGCAAAACTTGCTTGGGAAGAAAGTTTCTTTGGTGATGGTGATGCTAAAACAATAGAAAAATTAAATAAAAGAATTTCAACTACAAAAGATAATATTGTTGAAGTTGGTAAAGATGCATTAGAAGCTGGTAAGAAAGTTGCAAATAATATTGGTACAGCTATTAGTGAAGTAGGTGCAGTTGTTGAAGGAACTATTGATGGTGTTAGTAAAATATCTATTAAAAGTGCTTATGAACAAGCAAAAGCAAATACAGAATTACAAAACACTGCAAAGTTAGCAGAAGCAAATCAAGCAAGATTAGTTGAGCAATATGATAGAGACGCAGAAAAGTTAAGGCAGGTTAGGGATGAAGAAAGAAATAGTGTTACTGATAGAATAAAAGCTAATAATGATTTAAAAAATGTTTTAAACAATCAAGAAAAAGCTATGTTGGCTCAAGCAGATGCTCAAATAAAAGCAGCAAAAGCTACAGCAGCACAAAATAATAATATAGAAAATCAAGTTGCTGTAACAAATGCTTTAGCAAATAGGGAAGGTGTATTAGCACAAATTGAAGGTTTACGTTCAGAACAAAAAGCAAATGATTTAGCACTTAATAAAGAACTTTTAGATTTAACAAAAAGCAAAAATGAAGCTGAAACACAATTAGCAATAGACCAAAAACAATTTGATGCTGAAAGATTAAAAGATGAAGAAGCAATTTTATTAGCTAAAAAATCAGCATTAGAATTTGCACAAACAAAAGAATTAGAAAGATTACAAAATGTAATTGAAACAACTAAAGCTGGAACACAAGCAAGGATAGATGCTGAAAATGAATATGCTGCTAAAAAGCAAGAAATAGAAAATCAAATTACAACTACACAAGATGAAATTGATACATATAGATTTAATAAAAAATTAGAAAAGGAACAGTTAATTATTGAAAATGATAAATTAACTTTTGAAGCAAAATTAGAAGCATTAACAGAACAAGAAAGATTAATTACTGAAGCTACTAATATATCTGAAGAAGAACGTACAAAATTATTAAAAGCAAATGCAGATGCAAGAGTTAAAATAGGTGAAGAAGAAGCAGCAGCAAAAGAAAAAGCATTACAATCAATGTCATCTGGTCTTAAAACAGCAGCAACTTTATTAGGTGAAAGTACAGCAGCTGGAAAAGCAGCAGCAATAGCAGCAACAACAATAGACACAATACAATCAGGAGTTTCAGCATTTAAAGGAATGGTGGCAGCAGTACCTGGTCCTGTTGGTATTGCTTTGGGAGCAGTTGCAGCAGCTGGTGCATTAGCTTCAGGTTACGCATCTGTTAAAAAGATTTTAGCAGTTAAAACTCCAGGCGGAGGAGGCGGAGGCGGAGGTGTAGGAGGCGGAAGCGCACCTGCTCCACCGCAATTTAATATTGTAGGTCAAAGTTCAACTAACCAATTAAGCCAAACAATTGCAGGACAGCAGAATAGACCTATACAAACTTATGTTGTGGGTAACCAAGTAAGCACACAGCAATCTCTTGACCGTAATGCGGTGGCTACATCAACTTTTGGATAAAAAAAATATATCACTAAAAAAAAAAATCGTTATATAGTTATGAAAACATACGAGTTATTTTTATCGGATGAAGAAATACAAGGGATTGACTGCATTTCAGTAGTTGGATCTCCGGCCATGGAGAGCAAGTTTATTGCTTTGGCAGAAGAAAAAAAAGTACAATTTGCTAAAATCGATAATGAAAAGAAAATCTTATTAGGGGTTGCGTTGATTCCCGAAAAAAAGATTTATCGATTTGACGAAAAAACAAAAGAAGAATACTATGTTTATTTTTCTAAAGAAACAATAAAACGTGCCTCTGAATTGTATCTTAAAAAAGGCAATCAAAGTAATGCAAATTTGGAACATTCTAAATATACTTTGAATGGAACAATCGTAGAGAGTTGGATCGTTGAAGATTTAGAAAAAGATAAAACAGCATTATACGGAATTGATGCGCCTGTTGGCAGTTGGGTTGTTGCTATGAAAATAGAAGATGAAGAGCAATGGCAATTGTGTAAAGATAACGGAAGCGGATTTTCAATAGAAGGTATGTTTGACGAAAAAGTAACATTAACAAAAGTAAATATGGATTTTAAACAAATGAAAGACGATTTGCTAAATGAGTTTAAAACTCTTTTAGGCAAACAAGTTAAATTGGCCGAATGGAAGACAGAAGATGGCAGTTTAACATTGGTAACAGAAACTGAAATGCCGGAAATAGGAGGCACTATTTCAGTTTTAACTCCTGATGGAAATGTTCCTGCTCCAATTGGAGAGTACGTTCTTAATGATGGAACTAAAATTTCAGTTGCAGAGGTTGGCATAATTGCAGAGATTTCAGCAAAAGAAGAAGAAGAAGTAGTTGAAGCACCGGTTGAAGAAATGGCTGCTCCTGCATCAGTAAACACAAGTGAGGTTTCAGATTTGAAAAATGCTATTAGTTCAATGCTAATTAAATTCAATGAGAATTTAGAGCAAAGATTTTCAGCAATCGAAACTAAATTATCGGAGCAAGTTAAAGAAAATGAAACTTTAAAAGTTGAACTTTCTGAAACTCCTGCGGTAACAAAAACAAAAGTAGCACCATTACAAGCTACAACAGAAAAACCAAAAACATTAAAAGGGCGTTTAGCATTATCATTAACAGAATTAAAAAATAAAAACTAAAAAAAATGGCAACAACAACAACAGTAAACAGTTCCTATGCCGGAACGGTGGCAGGGGAAATAATAGGAAAAGCTTTTAAAGAAGCAGACACTATTCAGAGAGGTTTGGTAACAATTTTACCAAATATTCCTGTAAAACAAGTAATCCGTAAAATTGATTACGGTAATGGTAGAACAGATTATTCTTGTGGTTTCACTCCTGCGGGAAGTGTAACTCTTGACGAGGTAATTTTAGAGCCAAAGAAAATCAAAAACGAGGCTGAACTTTGTAAAGAAGATTTCAGAAATGTATGGGATACTGCTTCAATGGGGTTCTCTGCTCACAACGACAATATGCCGGTTGATGAGGAAGCTGCATTATTAGTTGAAATTTTAGCTGATACAGCACAAGCTACTGATTCAGATATTTGGATTGGAGATGCAGCAGACGATGGACATTTTGATGGATTTATCACTGCTTTTTTAGGAGATGGAACTGTTATTGATGTAGCATCACCTGTTGCTATCACAAAATCAAATGTAATTTCTAAAATCGAGGCTACTATGGCTGCTGTGCCTGTAGCTTTGAGAAGAAAAACAGATTTAGTTTTTGCAATATCAAGCGATGTGGCTTTGTTTTACCAACAAGCTTTAGTTAGCGCAGGTATTTCAAATGGTTTAGGTGGTGATGATTTCCAATTACGTTATGGAAATTATGTACTTGAAATCATAAATGGTTTACCTGACTCAACTATGGTAGTTTATCAAAAGAAAAATTTATATTTTGGAACAGGTTTACTTTCGGATCATAATGAAGTGCGTATCAAAGACATGGATGATACTGATTTGAGCGGAACAGTTCGTTACAAAATGGTTTATACTGCCGGAGTACAATATGTAAGAGGTGCAGAGGTTGTGTTATACACTACATATACACTTTAATAAATAACAAGGCGGTTGAAAATACCGCCTTATTTAAAACATTATAATAATGGCAGCGTGTGAATTTATAACAAATGGCAGACTTTTAGAATGCAAAAATTTTACAGGTGGTTTAGTTAATGCCTTTTTTGCTCAATTTTCAGATATTGGCGCAACGGTAGTTAATTCAGAACTTACAGGATTGGGAACTTTAGATGAAGTTTTTAAATTTGAATTAAAAAATACAGGTAATACTTATGTTGAAACTGAAACAGCATCAAGAGATAACGGAACTATTTTTTATGATAGTCAATTAAGTTTGATGTTGACCGGCTTAACTGCTGCGTTGGTTAATCAAGCTAAATTGCTTTCAAGAGATAGAATGTTAATCTTTTTAGAAGATAACAATGGAACATTCCATGCTATTGGATTAAAAAATGGTGTTGATAAAACAACAGGAACAAGAGAATTAGGTGGTGCTTTAGGTGATTTCTACGGATTGAAATTGACTTTACAAGCATTAGAGCCTGAAACTGCTCCAATATTATCAGGTGCAGCAGTAACTTCTTTACTTAGTATTGTTTCTAATGAGTATGTAAACGATTAAGTTTTTTTTAAAATAAATTTAAAAGTCAGTGTATTAAGTTATACTGACTTTTTTTTGTATCAAAAAGTTTTTTTTTCGTTATATTAGTATGATAATATTTAGACCATCCGAAGAAACTCAAACGGTAACTATTATACCTCGTTATGAAGCGAGTTTAGTTACTTTAAAAATACGTGATGAAAGCAAAGCCACAGAAGAAACTTTTGAGGATTTGTCGGCTGTTTATAGTTATGGTTATTTGACTTTTGAATTTGACAAAACAGTAAGCGAAGGAAGCACTTTTGAATTTGAA